TTATAAACATCAGGAATAAATAAGAAAAACCCTACACTTGAATTAAATTTTTGAATAGGTTGTTGTGTGTAACTAGAGTTTTTCCATTTTAAAGCAACAATACTTTGATTATGACTTTCAGGAACTATCCCATTTCCAATAGATTGGTAGTCTCCTGAGTTGTAAACATAATTAACATCTAACCCTCCATTTAATTGGTCTTGAAAAAACCTAACTTGGAGATTGTAGGGAGGGGAAGAATTTTCACAAAACACTCTATTAAAAATAAAATTTTGAGGAGACCCATTATATTCTGTTGGGTCTAACCTTAATAGATTCCCTACTATTAATTTCCTTGTAGAACTAATACTTTCATAAATATTATTATCGCTAATTAACTCTAAGAAAATATAGTCTTCATCGCAAAAATAACCGTGACTCAATTTTCCATTTGAATTTGTAAAGTCAGTTTCAGTTAAAAAATACCTAAACAAATCTGAGCCTGAATGATAACTTTTTAAACCAAAAAATGTTCCTGCTGTATTTGAGTGACCTGATACCTCATAAGTAGGTGTAGCCCCACCTCCGGGTGCACTCGCTGTAGCATTTGTACTAATAGCTACTTCTCCTGCACTATTATCAACGCCCGTTATAAGAACTGTTTGAGCATCAGGTAAACCATATCCGGCTATAGTCATACCAACTCCTAAGTTAGTCAAACTACTTCCTGTTAAAATATTACTACCTGCTGTTGCAGTTAAACTCTTATATTGAACTCCTCCAAAAAAAGCTGTGTTTGTAAACTGCTCAGATGTAATGGTTGCTGTGCTGTCAAATACATTGTCAAACAAATCAATATATGTTATTTCATCTTCGTCGTCAGCATCATCTCCACCATCAGGTGGGTCATTATCATTGTCATTACCGTCACTTCTAGTTACATCAAGAAAAGAATTGTCTCCAATATGTAAGTAACCACTATCTCCAACTGCCATAGAACTTACATTTGCCTGCGTTTGTATTTTATTCCATTCTCCTGTTCTAATATTATATTCATATAAATCAGGCTTAACTCTTCCAAACCTAAATAAAACAACTTCTTTTATTGGGTCATATTCAGCTATAGTTTTATCTTTTTCTGATTCTTTGTTCCATATGTCTAGTATTGCACCACCTATAGCATTTATAGTAAAAGCGTTATCTATTGAATAAATATTATTTAAACTGCAAAAATAAACCTTAGACTCTACCTTGACTATTGAGTTTGGAGCAATACAACCTATAAACTCATTACTTTCTAAAACGCTATAGCTAGAAGGGTCTATACTAGGAACTCTAAGACGATAGATACCGAACTCCATAAAGACAACAAGGCTGTCGCCCATACTTTTTAATCCTTGTATTCCACCACCTTCAGGGTCTCTAATTCTAATATAGTTTGCTATTGGAATAATAGCAGGCATACCTGCCTCAGAATAGTTTATCATATCAGGGTAATATTCACTTAGCCCATCAGGGTCAAGTCTAACATTACCAACAAACATACGACCACCGTGATTCTCACTATATAACCATCTTAAATCAGTAATTGTACCGTGAGGAACTGTTGGCAAAGAACCGTCTGCCTCTCCCTTGTCATTATAAACAATAGTAACAGCCTTAGAAGAACTATCATAAGTCATAGTAGTGTCTCCACCTGTTACAGTAAAAGCATCAACTGTATTCTCTGTTACAAAATTAGTTGATTGACTTGGCAAAGAATAGTCGTCTGTTAAGGCATCTATATCAGCAGAAGGGTCTCCGTTATTATCAAGAGTGAACATAACCATCTTAGTGTCGTGTAAATAAATATCTTCAGTAATATTTTTAGTAGCATTAGTTTTGTCCTTGTAGTTCAAACTAGCTGTGCTACCTGCGTGCGTGTTAGGTCTATTAAAAACACCTGAATGAGAATAGATTTTATCCTTACCCATATAAGAATTTAAAACCCCAACATATATTTCGTGGTCGTTATCTGCTGAATAACTACTACCATTTGTTGTCCATCTATTAAATCTAAGAACAACTGTTTTACCTGTAATATTTGTCCAAGAATTTTCATATCCGTCTTCGTCAATATTACCGTCGTCATTGCTACCATTCATATTTGCTTCAGATTGTCTTACATAAAGAAATTTACCGTCAGGGTCTTTACCTGTTGTACTTTCAGCCCAATTCTCCATATTTAAATGCTGAGATAAGACCTGTGAGTCTTCAGACCTAAGCATCTGCCCACCTATATAATAAGTAGCACCTGTTTTATCATCTGTTACTTGTGTATATGCAGTATTACTATTTCCATAAGTATCCCCTTGAGCACCTTCTATCATAATGTTATATGTCCATTGGTCATTTGTACCATTTGTCCATTGTGCAACATTTGTATTTTCATCGGTGTATTTGTTATTCCATATAGTTACTAATTCTGCTACTGTTGGAAAACCTTCAGGGCTATATATAATATGCTTACCTGCAACAAAAGTATCAGAACTTACAGTAGTCCCAACAGCCCCGGCAGGAGTTAAAAGATTAATTGTTTTTATTGCTCTAAAAGCAGGCTCTGCACTACCTACTACAGGTGCTCTATAAACCTTATAACCTGTAAGGCTACAGGGTATACCTGTTCCGGCAGATATACTTGAAACTAAATTAGTGGTTAATGTTAGTGAGGCGTTAGCCTGTCCGTTTCCACCACTTACTGCTACAGCTTGAGATTTACTGTCGTCTATTACAGCCTCATTTACCCCGTCATATATAGGAACAAAGTTATATCTATAATTACCATCTGCTAATTCCCCATATGATGTATCTACAGAAGAGGTCAATGCGTGCTGTCCCGGGTATTTTCTATGGAAGTCTTCTATGTAGACTCCTGAACTTTTTGTGTACTGACCTAAAAACTGAACTCTACTTTTTACTGCCTGTATAATTTTAGGTTGAAATTTGTGACCAAGCCCTACTAATACATAATCTCCAAAAGGTTGGAAAGTTATTTTCTTGGGTACGCTTGTTTGTTGATTGGCTATTGCATATAAAAAATCATTTCCGGGTGGATTATTATTTGAATTATAATTTAAAACATTGTCATCATAGCTATCGGTTAATAAATCATTATAGAATCTATCCATCCTATAAATAATACCACGTTGATTACAGTATATAAGCCACTCTTCTCCACCTCCCGTAACCAACTTGCTATTTCTAAACAAAAACATAGAGTCAAAACCTCTATCGGTCTGTTGAGATACTTTAGTAGCAATGTCTCTCCGTTTAAGAACCCCTGTTGTACTTGTGTCAAAATTATGGGTTTGTGGAGTAAATTCTTTTTTTAAATCTTCAGGGTCTGCATTTGATACAAGACCTCCAAAGATAGGAACTTTTACTACGCTCATACAATGTTGCCACGAAAACTTAGGTCGGCAACAACCATTGTACCTGAACCTGTCCCCTTGCCACTTATCTGACCACGAACTAATTCTCTGTTTCTTAAATACTTAGCCATAAATCTATCAGATAATTCAAATTCTTTCTCTTGCTCTGCTAACATAGACTTAGCATAGTCTACTAAATATAAATGGTATATATCAGGTATTACAGGGCTTAGTATATCTAAGTCATTCCACGTTAGAGGAAGACTAGCTGAAGTTGCTCTTGCTCCGAGACCTAATGAATCCCATTGGGACGTTAAGGTGGCAAATGTATAACTACCTGATATTACTGCTAGGTCATAAGAATCGTCCAATGTAAACAATACCTCATTCTGCCTAAACTCTGAGGTAAATGTTGCTTTCGCTCCCATTGGAATAACGCTACCTATTCCATTAACATCGGTAAACGTAATAGAACTATTCGTCCTTGTACTATTTGAATAAGAAACTGTATCGCTGTGGCTACCTGTCTCTGAATTTGTCCACTCTAATAAAAGATGTCCGTTTGATGGTACAATACCAAACAAAGACCCGTCCCCCGTCATAACTATAGAATTTGAACTTTGATTTATTTGAGTTTGCATTGTTAGGGTAAGTGAACCGTCTACAACGTCCC